CAACGACGGCTTGTTGGATCGCTCGTATGATTACTCGTGGTTCTAAGATGCCAGAAACAGCGGGAACTTTCCTTGAAACTAAGATCAAGGAGATGCTTTCTCGCGCGAAGGTTGAAGAACCTGTTGTTGAAACCGAAGTCAAGAAGCCTACGGTGAAAGAGCGTATTCAGGACAAAGCTTCTGACATTATCGGCGATATCGAGGAAATGATTGATTCTGACGTTAAGTTTTCGCTTTACGATTGGATGAAGTCGAAATCTATTCCCGCTGTTTACGCTTCTATGATTGTAGAGAAGTATACACCATGGCTCGACGAGTTGCTTGAGGCTCTCGAAGGCAACGATAATCAACTTAAAGAGGCTTATCGTTATCTTTCTAAGAAACAACTCAAGGAACGAGTTTTGTTCTTTAACTCGTTGATCGAGGACGCCGAACGTTATGGCGCTGTGACTAAAAAGACGCGTAAACCACGTAAGCCTCGCGCTGTTTCGGTCGAGAAGAAGCTCAAGAACCTTAAGTATCAAAAGGAAGATAAAGAGTTCAAGATCGCTTCGGTCAATCCAGAAAAGATTATTGGCGCTCAAGAACTTTGGACGTTCAACACCAAATATAAGACGTTGACCGTACTAAGAGCTCTTGATCGCGGTGGTCTACAAATCAAGGGTACGAGCGTTTTGGGGTACGATGAAAACAACTCCGTAACCAAACGTACTGGTCGCAAGCCAGAAGAATACATTAAGAAGGTTTTGGAAGGTGGTAAGATCGTATTGCGTAAGCTTATGGATGAGTTGAAGAAAGAAGCTTCTTTGGCTTATCGTATAAACGAAAATACTATTCTGCTAAAAATCACTTGACCTTTTCAGCAGAATAGGGTAATATAAATATGTTGCTTGGTCGTTGAGGCGTAAAGAATAGATGCTTTGGACGTGGGTGCGAATCCCACCTGGTCCACCACAGATACACCGGGACCGACTCGAAAGAGACTCCTTAGAAGATGAGGGATTAGGTGTATCTTTGATGGGCCAGAATAGGTTCGACAAGGTATGTCAAGGTTACGAGTAGACTAAGTAAAAACGTTAAATGCAAACGATAACAATGCATCTGGTTTCGCCCTAGCGGCGTAACATGAGTCCGGCAGGAACTTGGAAACAGAATCCTGCCATCTTTTCATGGCTCCTTAGCTCAGCTGGACAGAGCACCGGATTTCTACTCCGGGTGTCGAGGGTTCGAATCCTTCAGGGGCCGCCATTTTGCTTCTGTAGTGTAACGGTCAGCACCCGGTCCTTATAAGTCCGTATCGCCAGATTAGCGAGGAGTCTTGGTTCGAATCCAAGCAGAAGCACCAATTTTTAAGGGTATGATATTAATGGAAGCATTAGCGAATAGTAATTCTTTTATAGAAGATATAGAAAAGTTATGTCGAACTAAAAACATAGAATACATAGACGCTGTTGTGCTTTGGTGTGAAAAAAACAATCTCGAAGTTGAAACAGCAGCGTATTGGATACGTAAAGATCCAACGATGAAATCAAAAATTCAAGCTGAAGCGGAAGTCCTTAACATACTTAAAAGATCGGCACGCCTTCCTATTTGATAAATATAAGATGGAATCAAATAGGGAGAGTACCATGTATCTCAGAACTATAGGGAAACCATCCAAAATACAATTAAAACTTTGCAAAGAAGCTGTGAAGTTTTATGGTAAATTTCTTTTAGGCGAAAATTTATATAATAAAGTATCAATAAAATTAAAATTTGACGAAACTATAATCAAATCTAAAGATTTTGCGTATTGTGGTTGGGACGATAATAATCACCGATCTAGAGAATTTACGATAGTAATATCGCCTGTTCTTAATAGAAAACTTATGCTTAAGACCCTTGCTCACGAAATGGTTCACGTCAAACAATACGCGAAAGGCGAGCTTAAAGATTATCTAATATCAAACAAATCAAAATGGAAGGGCGAAGTATTCATTCATGATGAAGTAGAATACTGGTTTCAACCTTGGGAAATAGAAGCCCATGGTATGGAAATGGGATTATATTTAAAATTTGTTGAACATATGAGGAAAGAAGATGTCAAGAAATAATGTAACAGCTTACATAGAAACTGAAGTTGATGTTGACCTTGATGATATCGCCGAAGAAGATTTGATTGATTATCTCGAGGATAAAGGATATGTGATCAAAGAAGGCGAATCCGTAAGCGAAATAGAAAATCTATATTACGATTGGCTTTCTCTTCCACCAGATGCTTTTAATAAAGTTCTCAAGAAATTTTTCAGCGAACAATTAGACAAGATTGTTGTATGACCACAGCAATAGAAGCGTATAAAGAATATCTGGCTCTTAAAAATCATTTTACAAAAACATCCTATAATTATTTCAAATACAATGGTAAGGCTAGAGTAAATCAATCAACGTTTGAAGCAAGAAAAGATAAACTGTTTTTTCAAAAGCTAGCGAAACATCCGGACGTAAAGAACTTTTTGGTCGCCAATTTTTCAATTAACGAGAAAACCTGGATCAAAGAATTAGCATATTCAGAAGAAGCTGAGAATAATTATAAGGAATGGCTGAAACGACAGCAGTCCTTATCTTACGTTTTCAAACAAGATTTGTCAAAATTAAACGACAATTTCAACGATAACTTTATTTGTCGTGATAATGAACATCCGATTTTATTAAAGAAATATCTAGGAAAAGAAATTTCCCTAGAAACTTTATGTTTGCTTTTAGTTATCACTGGCGCTAAAAAGCATTGGGATACTAAAATGCAATACGATTTGGTTTGGGATAATCTACGAACCAGAGTGGAGAAATATACTCCTTTTATTAATGTTGATAAAGAAAAGATCAAAAAATTGATAGTTGACTTTTTCATTGAATAGGTTATACTAAATAATGTTGGACGCTATACGTGGTCCAATGCAAAACATACATTGCTATACAAAACATACGGAGAATATATATGGTAGATTTTAAAAAACTTAAGTCGATGTCTGGTAAGAAGTCTCTCGAAGCACTTAACGCAGAACTTTCAAAGATTTCTGGTGGACAAGAAGGTAAAAAGGGCGATGATCGTTTGTGGTCGCCAACAGTAGATAAGGCTGGTAACGGTTATGCCGTTATTCGTTTCCTTCCTCCTCCCGCTAATGAAGATGTTCCTTTTGTTCGTCTTTTCGATCACGGATTTCAAGGACCGGGCGGTTGGTACATCGAAAACTCACTAACCACAATTGGTAAGGATGATCCAGTTTCTGAGTATAATACCAAGCTTTGGAACAGCGGTATTGAAGCTAATAAGGAAATTGCTCGTAAGCAAAAGCGTCGTTTACACTTCATTTCAAATATTTACGTCGTAACGGATTCAGGTAATCCCGCCAATGAAGGCAAGGTTTTCTTGTTCAAGTATGGCAAGAAGATTTTTGATAAGCTTAACGAAGCTATGAATCCTCAGTTTGAAGATGAAGATGCAGTTAACCCATTTGATCTTTGGGCTGGTGCAAACTTCAAGCTTAAGATTCGTCAGGTTGAAGGCTATCGTAATTATGATAAGTCTGAATTTGACAAGGTTAAGCCTTTGCTTGATGATGACGAAGAACTTGAAAAGGTTTGGAAGTCAGAACATTCGCTACAAGAATTTCTTGATCACAAAAATTTCAAGAGCTATGATGAACTCAAGGTTAAATTGTCGAAGGTTCTCAATGAAGCTTCAGCAGCTGTTGCTCGTGCCGAAGAGGAAGATCTTCCTTGGGCGCGCACAGAAGCTCCACCAAAGCAGAAGTCTGCTCCGGAGCCAAAGATCCAGGCCATGGAAGACGATGACGATGAATCTTTGGAGTTTTTTAATAAGCTTGCAAAAGGTAATTGAGATTAAGGAGCCTTCGGGCTCCTTTTTTATGAGATTTGTGAATAATGCGTAGCAAATCTAGGCGCTAATCCTGCTATTTCGTGGGCCCAATCTGGGCTAGAATTTTTAGTATGTTCTGGTATACCTTCTCTATTAATAGCCGATTGAGATTTAGGATTTATAGAAGGAGCGGCGACCATTTGCGTGGGAGTTGAGGGTTGTGCTGCAGCCATTTTTGGTTGTGGAATCGGCCCAGGAGCACGAGGACCAGATAATTCGCCGAGAAGTAAAGAAGCAATTCCGCCAATACCCGCTCCAAGAGCGGCTCCTCTTCCTCCACCAAACGAACCACCAATCATAGACGCAAACATAGCCGGAGCTCCTTGAAATCCAGTTCCTGCTACTTGTTGTGCGCCTCCATCAGAAATTTTTTGAGAACTATCGTTAGAAACTGTTGAATTGCCACCTTCTTGTTCGCCTTCTTTTTTATCGCTTTTAGCAGAAGCGTCATATTCTCCCCATTTACCCGCTAAATGAGCTTGAATTGCTTTTTTTGCAAATCCAGGAACGCTATCGAAATGATAGTTTGGACCCCAAGCTCTTCTTGATTCTGTATCAAGATGTACAACTCCAGGTCTATAAACACCAATTCCTCCGATGCCAGCCTTTGATGCTGCTTCGATTAATTTAAGAGTTGCTTGTTCCCCTCCGCCGAATGATACGTCTACTGCATTCCCTCTCATATGCGCTGAATTTTTAGCTCCACCAACTTTTGAATTATGTTCAGGACTTCTATAACCACTGGTTATAGTTAAATTACCGAACATACCCTCTATTTGTTTTACTTTATCGGCTATACCTTTGTTTATGTTTTTATCAACACCGGATCTAAAGTTTAAATCGCCGCTACCATCGTTTTTAGATATTTCTGAATTTGTTATTTGAGAGTTACTAACTTGAATAGCGCCTTGTTGCGGATTTTGACCGTTATATAATTCTGGATGTGTTTGATTCGTCGCTGTTGGTTTATAACCGCCTGTTGCTGTAGAATCTGTAGTTTTTGGTGTAACTGAAAAAGGCGCTGCGCTTTGTTTTCTTATTTGTGTTTGATTGTTTGTTTGTTGTGGAGATGATGAACTGGTAATGTCACCAGCTTGATTTAAATATTTTTTATAATCTCCATTAGAATATTTCGACCAAGCATTAAATCCTTGTTGTCTTAAAATTTTCACTGCTGCTTTAGCGTTGTTTTGTGGGTCGAATAAATCGTCAGGACTTTGTAAACCAAATTCTTTAACTCTACCCGCCAATTTTCCATATAGATTAATTTGCCACAATCCGTAAGAATTATCTCTATCTTTAGTATTATGAGAATTAGGATTGCCGCTTGATTCCGCCATAGCAATAGCGCCAAGTGTCTTAGCTTCTTCTGGAGTTGCGCCAGCTTGGCTTGCTAATTGGGCGGCGGAAGAAGCTGAATATGTTCCGTTGGATTTATGATTTAACGAAATTTTCGATATACTGCCGGTTTCATTTTTTTGGTTTGTTTCCGGAACATTATTTCCTTTGTCATCGAGAGTATAATTTTTGCCCGTCCAAAATTCGTTATCTCTATATTTGTTTGGAGATTCAGATTTAGGGTTATCGGCAGTATTCCCGCCCATACCTTTATTTTTAGCGTTTTCTCTTTCTTGTCTTTTCAGGGCTTCTAATTCTTCTTGAGATTGAGTTAATTTATAATATATAAAATATCCTATAGCAGTTATGGCCGCTAGACCAGCAATGACCGTCGCGCCCACCGCGAGCACCGGGGCGAGCTCGACCGCTAGACCGGCGGCCGCCCCGGCCATCAGGCGCCCGCCTATTTTCTTCAATGCTTCTGTAGCCCCTAAAGCCCCTAAAGAAGATACAGCATCTCCAAGTAAACTGTTCCCGCCCTCTTTTTTACCTTTTTCTTCGGTCAACAAATCGTTTAAAGTTCCGCTAACGCTTGTTAATTCTCCAAGCATTTGTCTTTGAATGTTTATGGAATTTTGTAGAAGTTGATTGGTGTTGTCTATTTTACGAGCAACGTTTTCGGTTTCAGTAACGCTAGTTTCTATGGCGTCTGTTAAATTTTGAAGGTCGTTTTTTTGTTTAGAAAAATAAGAATTCAAATCCTTGGCAAAATTGGCCATGGATTGTGTATTATCATTCGCAGCTTGTTTGAAAGACGTGACAGATTCTTCAGAAACTCGCTTATTGTCGTTAGCGACGCTCTTAATTTGTTCTGTTAAATGTCCAAGATCATCTGCCATTTATTGTCCGTTGTTTTGTTTTTCTTCTAGTTCTTTGAGATATACAATTAACATTTGTACATAGATATCGCGTTCAAAAGGCATTAAATTTTCAACATCAGATAATGAGTATTTATGGTGTTGAACCAAAGAGAAAACTGTTTTGTAATAGTTTTCCAGAGTATTATGGCTCAACGCAACGTAAAAAAATCGTCAAGAGAACTCAACTCAATTTTTCTATCATGACCCAAAGAATTTTTATACTCAATAACATGTTTAATTTTAGGCGTGTTTGTTAGGAACTCT